TTGCGCTTTGTAAGAGTTCATTTGGGTTCATCGCCCAACCTGCTCGAGAACTCGTTGAGCTTTGCGGTAGGCAATGCGCCCGGCAATCTTGCCATGCTCATGTCCCTTTGAGTAACCTAGTAAGAATCCAAAGATAAGCCCAAGCGAGCCCATCCCGATTAGTGCGTGGTCGATATTCATTAGCCCCTCCATGCGATTGATTGATGTGTTGTGATGATTGTCCACTCACCGGTGAAGTCATCTAAGACAACCCGGAATGTTTCGCCTAGCTCTTCCAGGATTGTTTTAGCCTGGACAACAGCCGCGTAGTTATCGTCAAACCAATAGATATATTTGAAAGCCCAGTCTGACTCAGTAATTGTGAAACGTCCATCCTGACACTGCTCATTCCAGGTAGCTTTATCCCACTGCATTGACGTGGTAGTTAAACGCTCAAAGTCTTCTTCAAGCTCTAAAAGATATGCGCCCATTTTTGACATTATGCAACCACCATGAACTTCTTGTTTGAATGACAAACGCGTGTGATTTCCAAGCCATTAATCATGAAAGTTAGGAAATACTCAGGTGCTTTCCACGCCTTTTGCTTTGCAATAATCTGACGTGGTTTGCCATCGATTGAAACAACCTGACCAACTCTTACTTTTGATGTAGTAGTGCTTAACATTTTGACCTAATCTCTGCCAGGGATTCGGAGTACCTGACATGACCTAAATTACTCAGGTTTAGACGTAAGTCAAGCAGATGCGGCTTGGATTAGATAACGTTTTGATAACGATTTGAGATGGGTCTTCGTCCTCAAAATAGGGACTAGCGAACTCGCCCATAGACCTTGCCGTTCACCATGAACGTTCCATTCTTCTCAATGTAAATTAGGTCAACCTGGACATTTTTGCCCTTGACGTAGATGATGGAAAACGCTTGCTGCCAGTTCATGACCCCATGGGTATAGCTGGCGCGAGACACGTCCATGATGTGACCGCTTTCGACACCATGCAGGACACGCCCTATGCGGCCTCCTGAGGCCTCTGAGAAGGACGAGCGACCCGCTCTGTGAGTGTGACCCGATATAACATTTTTACCGCGCCTACGAGCCCCCTCGAGGGATGAGAGACCCCCCTGAGGTTTGATAGGGGTATGGTCTCCATGGACTGCAATCCAGCCCGGAGCAATAGGCATTTCGTCACGCCAAAACTTAATTCCTAGCTCATCAAGCTTAAGAAACTTCTCGAAACGTAGCTCGGGCAATGCGCCAAGCGCAGGAATCTTGGAGGAAATTTGGTTATACAACCTGTCTGTGTGATTGCTGCGAATCATGTCAGTGACCCCAAGCTCCCACAAAATGTCCACTGTCATGTCTCGATTGTCGCCAAGGGTCTGAGCGAACCAATCAGCCCGACCTTCACTCCAACGTCCAAGCTCGGTCATGTCCATCTCATCGCCCAGGGTGACTGTCCGGTCTGCCTTAAACGTGCGGGCAAAGCAAATCAGATTGTTTGTGACATGCTCGTCATGAAGAGGAATCTGCATGTCAGGAATGACCAGTATCTTAATCGTCGTCCTCGTCATCCTCGTAGGGAATGTTATCAATGCGGTTTGGGACTGTAGGCAGAATCCAGTCAGGGAAGCTTTCCCGGTCGGTAATCATAAAGAGCGCAATGCCCTCGTTGAACCCGGCTTTGCGTAGGCTCTTGTAATACTCGTTGAGAGCGATACACCATGCGTCTAATGCGTTGTAAGTGTCTAGGTCTATGACCTTCTTCTTAGCTGCCATGGTTTTATTATCTGTCTAGAAGTATGTTGTAAATCTCATCGACACGCGAATTGAGTCTCTTAATTTCAGAGAGCAAATGCGTGATGACGTAGCCGGCTAGGCCGCCAAGGATTCCCAGGCTGGCAAAATAAAGTGTGAAGAAGTCTCCCTGTGTCATCGCTTCGGGCTCGCGTATCCAAAGATGCCTGAGCAGACAGCCCATAGGACTGCGCGGTAATCGAGAGCGAAGTCAGTAGCCGCCCACGCTGCTAGGAAAGCTCCAAGAGCTAGGACTGTAGGGTTTTTCATGTTCATTTATTCGCCACCTATCATTGGGATTTTGAAGAATGAGCCGTCAGTTTCAGCTTTCTTAGAAAAACTAATGTGGAGATGGCTAGTATGAGGATTCGTTCCACGATACGGAATCCAACGCCATAACGTTTTTGCGCTGGCAATCTTCTTATTGAAAATGACGTATTTGATTCGCTTGTCTTTTCGTGCAGCAAGACGAACCTGATTCGCAAGGTATGGCATAAGGTCAGGTTTTGATTTACCTGCCAAGTCTCTGTCAATGTCCAGGGCAAGAACCCAGCCATCCGCATTTGGTATGTGGTCAGACTTACCGCCAGCAACGTGCCTAGCGTCGGCAATCCAGCCGTCTGAATCACGCAATCTCGATGGGAAAGCGTCGTCCAGCTGCTCACGAAATTGAACGCCCGCTTTGCATAGCTTTGCACTCATGCGAGCAATGCAGCTACTTCGTCAGAGGTGAGCCCTAGCTTGGCAAGGACTTCGAGCTTTTTGGTTTTAAGTGCTGCCTTTTCTTCGGCTCCCACTTCTGCAATTGCAGCATCTGCGGCTTCTTGCGCTGACTCTTCAGGGGTCAATTCGCGCTCAATTTCTTGGCCAGTGGTGCAGTCGATAATTTTTTTCATTAGCTTATCCCATACAGACGAATTGAAGTGTTTGTTGCATTTGTCAAAGTTTGGCTTCCACTTGTACGCACAATGTCAATAGAAGTGATAGCCGTTGTTGATTCGTATGTGCCAACATAAGAAACAATTTTGTTTTCTGAGTATTGAGCATCTCTATTCCATAGGAAACCTTCGAACCATTTTAACTTGGAAGCAGAAGCATAATTGTCAATAAGCAAAAATCCACGCGCTAGATTTGCCGCTGTAGTGCTGGTATTGCTTTGACCGATAGAATCGAAAACTGGCTGAATATAACTAGAAGTGCGAGCATCGCTACCGCCTGTATTGTTAGAAAAATAAATCGCGTTGGTGGTGTAGTTTGAGCCGCTGTCATTATTAAGTCTTAGGTTAAATGTGCCATTGCCCGAGAAATAAAGTCCATGCCATACCAAAAGAAGCTGTTTATAGCTGCCGCTGATGCTGCCAAATGAAATGGAATTGTTTGCTGATGCCACTGTTTCTGTGATAAGTGTTAATCCGCCACCACTTGCGGCAGAAGCCCAAGCTAAACCTGTTGAAGCGGTTGAATCGGCTGTAAGCACTTGTCCGTTTGTGCCAACTGCTAAACGAGAAAAAGCGTCTGCGCCTGTTCCAGCAATTAAGTCACCCTTAGCATCTATCGCTGTTGCCATGGAATTGGTGATAGTTACATCGCCAGAAGTGCCACCGCCTGAAATGCCTGTGCCAGCCGTTACTGCGGTTATGTCTCCGGTTGAGCCAATACTTATCCAGGCCGCTCCATCGTACGCAAAAACTGTGTTGCTATCTTTTAGATAAGTGACCATGCCTTCTTGCGGGCTTGTAATTGCTGTTGAGCGAGCGGTTGAATCAGCAAAAACCATCACTACTTGGGATGCAAGATAGCCATTGGCTTGAGCAGCCGTCAGCACGTCTCCTGTTGAGAACTCGATAAATCCTAAACCTGCTGCCATTGTTTTCTTCTCCTAGAAGGTAGAGACTCCGATTATACCGTAAGTAGTGCTGCCAACGACGAAGGCGTTCGCAATAGGCTCAAGGGTCGTAATCGTAGCTATCATTTTATTTGGTGCTATATCCCAGGCAATTCCCTGACATTGAAGCGTCTTTGTCAAAACGCTGCCGTCAGGCTGATTGTTGGAAATCTCTAGATTTTGGAAGAAATCAAGACCGATGATGTCCGCCGTAGGGACTGCCGTATCTTGAAGGTCAATGACCATTTCATCTATTCTGATTGTGGTGTCTTTGCGGGTCGCAATAAAAAGACGAGCAATATCCTCAACCTGAGCGTCCGTCTCAGCCACAAGATTTGTTTGTGTTACTGAGTGTGGAAAATATTTATCAATTGAATCTTGGTCATAAACTGTTATCTCGCTTCCCCCGATGCGCGATAAAGTGCATGAGTTAATGATTAGCTTATCGTCAAAAGCAAATTTTAGGTCGGCATATGGAATCCCTGTACCATCTTGGTTAAACTCCAAAGCCGGTGAGCCAAGACTGTCCAAGATTTCTGTTCGATTCTTGAAAACCGCCGTACCCCAACCGTCCATGTAGAACGCCCCTTGCTCAACAAACTCAACATTTTTTATAGCCTCAAGCGTAGAGCGCAAAGTTGCCGGGTCAGCGCAAACTGTATAGTCACCGGTTGAAAGATTTCGCATAGAGAGCGGAAATTGAATGTCATCAAGAATTTTGTTTATGCGTGTGCTAGTTGTCTGACCAGCTGGGGTTGAAGCGATTGTTGCCACATTAGCCATTTGGAGCAAACGGAAAGCGTCGCTCGCGCTAATATCAACATATCCCATTCTTTGCTCTTGGTCGTAGGAATATCTGTAATCTGTAATATAACCGGAAAACAAAAATTCTTCTGTTGCGCCAACTGTCGCCGAAATACGCAGTTTGCGCAAAGGGGTCAAATAAGGATAATATATTGAGTTTATATTTTGAGGGTTAAAATTTGAGTCAGGGTCATAAACGCGAACAATGGCAGTGCCGGCTTCAAATGTGTCTCGCATTAAATTACGCCCGCGTTGAATCTTGATTGAATAAACGTTCGGGGTAAGGTCAACTACCGGAAATACAACGTCAGATGACCCGAAACGACTTTCGCCAATGACTCCGTATTGCTCATCGCCAATAACAAAACCTAAACCAAATGTAGCTCCCGAGCTATAGTCAAAACTGACTGCTATTTGTGCAGGTAATGTCACAAGAAGAAGCCTGTTCTACGATTTAGCTCAGCAATCTTGCCATCACTCAAAGACTTATTTTGCATGTTTTTGGCAATAGCGTTAGTTACTTCGTCGCCCCCTGATAATTTAAGTTCAATGATGGTTCTATTAGCATTTGCCAAAGCTGAACCTTCTGATATTTTAGTGACCAACGCTTCATTAGCTGCCGCCATAGCTAGCAAGAAATCAGCGTTATCTTCTGCCGCCTTGACCATTTCATCTACTGTAGCTCCAGGTTTAGCAATGGTAAAACCAGTTGGGTCTTTCTCTAGGTTTGAATAACCTGTTGGAAGTAACAGGCGTTGCATCTCTTTTATTTTTTCAAGAGCAAGATTTAAATTAGCAATATTAATAAGGTCCTTTGAAACCATAGTTTCAAGTATTTTTTTAATATCAACTAGCTTGATTGCTTGACCTTGCAAAACTCCCAATTGCTTAATACTGTTATTTAACTTGTCTGCCGCAAGCTGAGCCGCTACAACGTCACCGTCTTGAATGGCTCTTTCAAGTTCAAGAAGATTTTTCTTAATTGTGATGCGTGTCATGTCATTAGCGATAGCCAAGAGCTGACCCTGGTTGGTTGCCTTTGCTAGCTGCTCAGCTTGCGCCTTTTGCGCAGCCGCTAGCTCAACACCTTCTTTATCAAAGATTTCTTCGCCTTCTTTGAGCAGTAGGCTCAGCTTCTCAAGTGCGGCTTGGTCTTTCTTGGCTTTGAGGGCTTTGCGAGCTTCCTCAGACTTCTGACGCTCTAGGGCTACAAGCTTTTTGTTGCGTTCAATCGCAGCGAGTTCAGCTTTCTTCTGCTCCTGCATCCGGCGATAAGTTCCCGCCGGAGATGCTGAGCGCGCACCTCTAGGTTTATTGTTTTTGTCATTCCATGATTCACCGAAGATTGGGTCAATGTTTTTAGCAAAGGTATCAATTGTCTTGTATAGCTTTACAAAGAATCCAATGGCTGTACCGATTGCGTTAGTAATGCCATTGATGCCCGCTGCGATTGTGTTGATTGTCTTAATAGCGTCTTTGGTTTCAGTGCCGCCTGACATTTTAGCGAAAGCATTAACTAAGCCAACGCCAATAATTTCTTTAGCGTTGTTGGTAGCTTCTGCCAAGACTTGCATCTTTCCAGCGTTTGTCTCCAGGAACTTAACCCCAGCTCCACCAAATCGCTGTTGCATCTTGTCTGTGATGGCAACGAAGCCCATAGTCTGTAGCTCAGCCTGTGTAAGTCCCAGGCTATATTTGCGAAGGCCGCGGGTAACGCCAACGTAGGCAAATGAAATGTCTTTGCCGACTTGAGCTAAATCTATTCCGCTACCAATCGAAGCATCAATAGCAAGCTTGAGGAGTTCCTGGCTTTTTGTGATTGAGCCTGTTGTCTGTAGCAAGCTTTGGAATGCTTCGGCTAGTGGTTCGCCCTCAATACCAAACTTGGCTGAAATCTCATCAAGTCCTTTTTGAATTCTAGCCTTAGACAATGACAAGCCAAGATTGTCAACTGAGTTGGCTAGACGAGTGTTAGCCTTTTCAGCTTCGCTAAATGCTGCGACGCTTGATTTACCAAACTGGATAAGTTTGGTTACAGCAAAAAGACCGACAAGTTTTTTGCCTAGCTTATTGACACTCTTTTCAAGTGCGTTGACAGATTTGCCGGCTTTATCAAACGCGGGCTTTCCTTTAAATTCTGCCGCAATATTAATGGCAACATTACTCATGCGGCTCTCCTTATATCAACCATTGCTGTACGTCGGTTGAACTTGTCTGTTGTGTTTTCAATTGCCTTAAATACTCGAGCGTTAGCTTTACCCTGAGTCTTAGCCCAAGCTCTAAAAATTAAACGACCCATCATGCGATGGTCATTGCCGCTGCGCTTTGAGCCGTAAAGATTGCCAAGGTTAGAAATAAACTGATTACCAGCATAAGGGTTGACCGAGCGAGACACGCCCTTTGATGCGCCCCCAGCACCCGGGCCAACCCATTCTTGCCCCTGACCATTTTTGCGTCCGGCGGTTTCATAGATTGCGCCAATCATAGATTTATTCTGAATCCTAATAGTGTTGACAAATCCTGCTCGGTTTGGCTTGCTTGGGCTTGTTTTATACAAAATGCCGCGCTTTATCTCAGCTGCATCATACTTAGGAAAACGACCGCCTTTGCGGGTCTCCGACTTTTCCCATCCTGACATTGGGGACTTCATTGGCACAAATCCTTTAGCTTCTGCAACGATTGGCTTTAGGATTGCGCCCAACTCCTTAGCTAATTCTTTAGCTAAGTCCGGAGCGTATTGGTTAAGAGCTTTACGAAGTTCAACCACGCCTACTACTTCTGTTGGCATTTTGTCGCTCCTTCGATATGTCTTTTAGGACCGCTACATGCGCTTCGAAAGCGAATGGCGGTAGTTCTATTATAGTTTGGAACGGAACTCCATATTCATAACTTATTCGAGCCGCTAAATAAGATATGGAGTTCCGTCCTACTATAAAGGGTCGCTGTCTAGAACCTCAACTGACTTGAGTGTTTCTAGGAACAACTCTCCAAAAGGTTTTACAACCTCACCGCTTCTACGGATGGCCTCCCAAGTAATCCAGTAGAGGTCGCTCTGCTTAGAGTCCTCTATGAACGCTTTGTGAAAGCCCTTCTTTGCATAAATCTCGAACGCATATTCGAGTAAGGGAGTAATTTCATACTCATTTACTGAACCATCTGTTCGTGTGACTTTTAGCTTTGCCATCTTTTAGCCCTTTCGTTCGGTGTTAGGAAATTGTCTTTGCGATTGCGCCTGAAACGTTCCAGGTTACTGACTGAGTTGATATGTCGCCAACTGCACCATTTACAGGTGTAATTCCGTTAATCAAGCAAGTCATGGTAAAGAGCGGGTTGCTAGCTGATGTGGCTGCGCCTGTGTTCTTTACTGTTACTGTTACGTTCTCGCCGAAGTTATCACAAAGAGTCTGCAATACTGCTGATGTAGCGTTATCGTTTAGGAAGTCTACTGAAATGGAATTATCCTCGAGCCCCTTGATTCTACGAATTCCGGTATCGCCCATCGCGGTCACGTCAAGCTCGTTTGCGTTCCAGTTCAGGGTTACGCTTTGTACAAAATCAGAGAGGTCCACACCATCTACTGTTAGTACCACCCCGTTGTTCATGAATACTGCCATCGAAGGTTACTCCTCATCTTTCTTGGTTGGTTTTGTTTCTTTCTTTTCTTGCTTTACTTCCGGTGTAATTTTACCAATCTTCACCAGAAATTTTTGGTTTTGTTCATGCCAGTCCGACATTTTAGCTCCATTCCGTTAGGGTTGAAATATTTATATCGCAGGTCAAAAGGTTGCCTGTGTCTGACTCGTACACGCTTGGCGCGCTGACTGAGCCAATACGGAACTTGATACTTGATGCGCAAAGCTTTGTAAAGACTGCAACAATCATGTCTTCGATTCCAGCAAAATTGCCTTGGTTGTCTAGGAGCGGAACGTACAAAGCCAAACGAAAATTGGCCATTGGAGCAATAGCAATCTCCTGGTTATTTGTAGGTTCAATGTAAGGGTCGGACGGATTGATTGTAACGCTGTTGGCTATCGCAGTAGCAGGAGGAAAACTAAACACGCTGTATTTTGTGTTATCTACTAGAGCTGCCGCTATGGCTGTTCGCAGGGCTGTGATAGCTGCCATTTAGCCCACCATAGAACGCGGGTCAAGATAAGGTGCGATAAGACCGCGCACCCTTGCTACCAATGTGTTACTCATAGTAAAAGGATTTGGACTGAAACCATCTACAGAAACGCCTGAGCCGGTAGGTGCTTGCCTTGCTTGCCAAATTGCTTCTGCAATTAGCAAAGCCGCTGTCTGCACAGCTGGGACTGTTGTGTAATCAACGTATGTTGTTGCCGCGATAGTTCCGTAAGGAACAACCGGGTGACGCGGTGCATCTGCTAAATGGTCTGTAGTTACTTGTACGAAATCAAGCCCAATAGCTGTAATAGTTTTACTGCCATTGTAGTGCGCTCCCGCGCCTGATACTGTAATTGTTTGCCCTACATAAAATTGCTTACCATCTAGAACGTAGAGAGTTCCTGTTGTCCCTTTATTTTCGTGAGCGATGATAGAAGTCGTGTTACTCCATAGAAAAGGCAACAACACGTTGTCAGCGGCATCGCAGACTTCTTGAAGCGTAGCGTCCGGATATAAGCTTCCAACACCTAACGCGCTTCTTAATTCTGCAATTGTCGTGAGTGACATTTGTTATCCTTTCTAAAGACTGGGAGGGCCACAAGGGCTCGAGCGACCCTCCCAGCGACTTAAGGTGTGAAGGTTATGCAACCATCCACTTGTATGCGCCCGCTGCAACCTTGGTTGCAATTGCGCCGAAGCCGTTGTAAGACACAGAAATCTGACCAGTTGAAATGGTGTTTGATTCGAGTGTAAATGTTGGGCTTTCGTACCATGTGTAAGACTCAGGAGCGACAACAATCATTGTTCCGTCGCCTGTGCCTGATAGTGAGCGTGATACATAGAGGTTGAGTCCATGTACGTTACCGCGAACACCTGTTGGTGTTAGGTTTGCAGAAGCGTTCTGTGGGTTAATTGTCTGAACGTATAGAGGGCGGTTTGAGCCATCTACAAGTCCCATGATTGCGCCCCACTTCTCAAGGGCAAAACCCGCGGCGATGAGGTGATTGAGTTTGCTAAGAAGTTAGGTCAGCCACTTATGC